TTTAGATACCGATAGTGGCAACTATAATATTGTTTCTTTTCCAACCAATGTTCCTTTCATAACTGGTGACGAAGTAGTTTATTCTGCTGGAACAGCAACTGATCCAATTGAAGGACTTGAGTTTGGTAGAAGTTATTTTGTTGAGGTTCTAAGCCCAAATAACAAAGTAAAACTCTATGTTGCAAGATCATTTATTGATAGTGGTAGAAATATAAAAATAAATGTTCCTTTAAGTGGAGATACTGGTAGTCATGTATTTTCTCTAGAAGAGCAAGTTAATAAAAAAATTAATCCACAGAAAATTCTCAAAAAGTTTTCTTTAATAAGATCATTAGATACTGGTGCTGAAACTTCTACAGTTGCTGGTGCTTGTGGTATTCTTGAGAATGGTGTAGAAGTTACAAACTATAAAACTGACGATAAAGTATTTTTTGGTCCAGTTGAAAAAATTGATGTTTTCAATTCTGGCGAAAATTATGATGTTGTAAATCCACCAAAATTAGTAATTTCTGGATCAGATAATAATGGAAGAACTGCAGCTTCAAATGTTGCAGTAAGAGGAACTTTACAGGATGTTCTAATTGATCCACAAGAGTTTAGCATTGATCAGGTCTTGAATGTAACTGTTAGTGGTGGTAATGGTGCTGGAGCAAGAGTTGAACCTATTGTTCTAGATGTATTCAGAGAAGTTGGATTTAATGGAAAAAATGCCAGTGATGGTGGTGGAGTCTCCGTTTATTTTGATTCTATTAGAACAATTAATAATCACAATTTCGGAAATGGTGAAGAAGTTGTATATGATCCAAACGGCAACAAATCAATTGCTATCACTGGTTTTGGACAAACTAATTTCACAGGAAATTTCTTAGAAACTGGTGGTAAATATTTTACTGAAATTATTGATCCAACATCATTTAGATTGTATGAAAGTATCGCAGATTTCAACAGTGGTATAAACACTGTTGGATTTAGTACTGGTAGTAATAGTGGTGGTTTCCATAAGTTTAGGACAGCAAACCAAACAAAACAAATAACAGGTGTTAATGTTTTAGATAGTGGATCTGGTTATGAGAATAAAAAGAGAACCGTTCAACCTGCAGGAATTAATACTTATTCTGATTATATTGAATATACTGGACATGGTTTTAAAGATGGTGAAATAGTTCAATATTCTTTTGATGGTACTGGAATTGGTGGTATCGATACTGAACAACAATATTA